ATTTCAGATGAAATTGCAGTATTAATTCTGACTGTCTGTGTCGAACGATAGTACCACGCGAAAAATACAGCACCTGTTATAGGCGTAAGCCACAATATACTGTCGAGGAGAAATAGAAAATGGGCAGAATATCTACTAAAGAAAATAAAAATGATAACTTTACACTAATATTTCCTTGACATTTGAATCATTGTCGAAATATACCCGTCCAAACTGAGCCCACGCTTCCGCCTCCAACATTCCGGGTTTCTTCCAGTATGACTCTTTATGCCCATAGCCATACCATTCTTTACCATCGGACATCCCATTCAGGATGTCTGCTATGCCCCGGTATTGGATTGACAGCCCCAACTCTCCTGAAAGTTTCTTGCGATGAAATGCCTGTGAGTAGTTCTTGTGAAGATATGCTCTGATATCCCCTCCGCTCTTGACAGTCAGGGCAGCCATATCTTGGGTGATAGCTGCTGACAGGCCAAAACTATTTTCCCTCCATTATCCAACTCATGGAAAAGCTCATGAGCCAGTGTCCCGGCAGATGCGTTTTTTCCAATCGTAATCGTGTTCCGGGAGAAAATGCTTTTGCTATGCGATGAACCCCTATTACGATCAAGCGCATAATCAACATTCCGATAATTCTTTCGGAGCACCTTTGCAATTTCAGGCGTTGCCGTATTCAAGCCGGCGCGGAAGTCCTTGCGGAGCTGGTCAGGAAGCCCACTGAACGAAACAACCTTTTTCCCAGTTACCAAGCTCTTTGCGGCTCTCCGGACGGTATCGGACACATCGCTTTCTTCCTCAATGCCCTGCTTATCCTTCCACTCCTCATAGGTCATGCCCTCCGGCATCTTCTCCCCGGAGGCGGCCCAGTCCGCAGCATCCTCAGGGTCATATTCAACCGTGGTGCAGCGGTCATTCGGATGCATTGGGGGAAAGTTCACGCCCGGCGTGGCGTCTTTGATGGGGAAGTGCTTGCCGTCCAGAGCGCCGCAGACTTCGCAGGTGCGCGCATCCATCGTGGCCATGTACTCATACTCGGTGACGCCAGCGGCCTCATAGGCGAACAGGTCAGCCCGGTTATGGAGATGGCTTGTTTCAGTCCGCACAAGCCTCTCAGCTACCTTGTAGGACTGCCCCATCTTATTCGACAGGGCTTTTGAGGTCTCCGGGAGGTTCTTTCCCTGGATAAGGCTCTGGGTGATGATCTCTCGGATGTTGAACACCAGTGCGTTTTTATTTTGCCACAGACGGTCAGAGAACATAGCGCCAGACCATGGGTACGATACGGCGTCCTGGATCATGCTGGGCGTCAGTTTTGCAACCTCAGATACCCAGCCGACGCGGGACTGGATGTCATAGTGCTTGTGATAATACGATTCCGTGTAGATCTCACCGAAGCCGGAAGTCAGCTTCTCCCGGCAGCGCTCATACATGACATCCATCTGAGCCTGTGCGTCTGCCAGCAGGGCTTCCAAACGGGAAATCTGGCTGTTGGCTGACAGGGCGTCCAGCTGAGCGGTCAGATCGGCCTTCACTTTCGGATCCGCCGCAGCGCTGATGTCTGCGACGTACTCCCCCAGCGTGGCCTTCCACTCTCTGGCTTCCTGGGCTGTCAGCTTACGCACGGCCTCCTCATAGGTCAGTCCATGCTTTGTGGCATACTTGCCGTAAAAGGACTGTATAGACTTTTTGAGCTTATCAGCAGCCTTCTGATACTCGTTGAACATCCGCTTATTCAGCAGCGTTCCGCGCAGATAGGCTTCCTGCTCACGGGTCAGCGCGCGCCCCATCCAGTATTCTTTGTTCGGTCATTGCACCACCACCCGGTCAGTTACTTTTGATTGGGGTCTCCGCCAGGATCTCCACCGTCATCGTCATCGGAGAACAGGTCTTTCCCATAGTCCTTCATTTCCTGCTCCCGCTGCTTCTTGATGGCGGCCAGTTCCGCATCCACGTCCTTCACCCACGGGTGATTCTCCAGCAGGGTGCGCTTGGACAGCAGCGAGGCGCTGCTGTTGATGTTGGCGATGATCTCCGTCTCGTCCACCGGCATATCCATGTTGAACTGAATATCGAAGGTTTCAGAGCGGAAGTCGCCGACGCCCTTCATCTGGAGCCAAGTGTCCAGGAACGGCTTCATCCGCAGGAAGGCCGCCTGAAGCTCAGCGCCCAGATCTGCGCAGTCAGCATCGAGATCCATGTACCGGAAGCCAATGGCCTTTCCGGATGCGTTCCCGAGGTCAGGGTCTTTGGTATCGACGGCGGATGCGAAATCATACAGGTCACGCCGCTGCTTATCCAGGAACGACAATACAGCATCCACGTTGATGTCTGCCTGCAGCTTATCGACGCCGCCGTCACCGTCCACGCGGATCGCCAGGTGCTTCTTCAGCTCAACCAGGAACTGACCGAGATCCTCGCCGCCGTAATTCCGCAGCACATAGATGAACTTTGCAATATCCCGAAGCACATCGGCGGTCACACTGGTTTGCCAGTTGTAATCGTCCACCAGCTCCTTGATGAAGCGCAGAAGAGGAAGTTCCTCCTCGTTGTATCTGAGCCAGATGAGCGGCACGGAAGTCCAGTTATACGGCTGCGGCCCATATGTGAAATGGCTTTCCTGCTCCTCGGGAATCTCCTTGTAATGGCCGTCGTTGTTCTCGTCAGTGAACCGGCGTACGCCTTCCAGGTTCCAGAATTCAGCATGGCCAACCCTTTTCCGCTTCTGGCCGATAAAGACGGTCTGCTCGTAGAAGCGAATAAAGCCGTCCAGCTCATCTACTCTCTTCCAGAGAGGGATGACCTCCTTATACGGCAGAACAGAGAAGCACAGCTTCCCCTCGGAATCAATATAGGGCTGCAGCCAGCCCACACCATCCCGGATGGCATTCTTTCCGATGCGTTGGATCTTCCGGCGGAATTCATTGTCAAACAGAGCGGTCAGCGCATCGCCGTATTGCTTGTTCTCAGTCGACACCGACCACGGGCGGGACAGGAGATATCTGACCTTCTGATCCACCACGCGGCGGTAAATAGGGTGCTCAATGCGGCAGTTGGAGCGTCCTTCGATGTCCACCTGCTTCTTCTGGATATCAGAGCGGTTTTTGTAATACTCCTCCGCCGTCAGGATCTCCGCATACTGCGGGGACTTTCGGAAGTCTTCAATCTCCTGGCTGACGATCTGCTCCAGCGTCATAGGCGCCGTGTCTGGGGCGCTGAGTGCCGCATTGATGAGTTCGGTTTGAGTGTACTGCATAGGCTCACCTCAAGATGCTGATGCTTGGCCGCTTCATGTCATCCTCACATGCATAGCGGATAGCATCGATATGATGGTTGTCATGGTCTGGGAACCCGGCCTTGAAATTCCCGTCCTTGTCCCGATCCAGCTCATAGCCGGAGAATTCTCGTGCTGTCTCCGGGCACCTGACGGGGTCAATGATGATCTCCTCCAGGTCCTGCAGCCACTTGATGCCATACTCAACGCTGTCCGGGCCCTTCTTGGCACCGGCAACGTTCAGGCCAAAATCACGCATCTCATCGATGCTCTTCGGCTCAGCGCTGTCGCAGGTAATACGCCTGGAACCGGCCAGCGGCTTGATAAGCTCCGCCGCCTTCCGATTCTTTAGGCGTACCTGGTGCAGCTCCCGGAAGATGTAAAGGCGTCGCCGAGTTTTGTCGTAATGGCACTCGTTATAGACGAAGGGGTCTGTGGCATAGCCCCAGTCAATGCCGCGGCGAATACGATCAAAGCGGTCAATCACCTCATCAGGTAGCTCTACGAAGTTCACGTTGTCGAAAACTTCGCCGCCAGTGCCGGTGACCTCGCCCAGATATTCGTGAGCGTATGCTGTCGGCTTTGTTTCCTTCAGATGTTCCGCTTCAACGATAAACGGTTCACCCAGCCACTCCCGCGGAACGGTCAGATATGTTGAATGCACGACCATCGTTCCGGGGTGGCTGACGGAAACATACTGATTGCACCAGTTCCGGGATGAAGGTGGCGGGTTGAATGTGTAGAAGAAAGCAAAATTCCGGCCGCCGCGCATCAGAGACTGATTCAGGGAACGGATCTTCTCCTCTCCCTCGAACTCATTGACTTCCTCATACCACGCATACTTGATATACCCGACAGGCACTTTAATGGATTTGACCTTCATCGGATCATCCGCACCGCGAAAGAGGATCTGCTGACCGCTTTTCTTGTAGGTCAGAGCCAGCGGGGAAACCGTTGCTCTCCACAGGTGCGACACGCCGAGAACATGAAGGCCCCACAGGATCTGCGCAAACACAGAATCCCGCAGGGTCACACCGTATCGCCGGAGAACTACCGCATTCGTTATCTCCCCGGCCTTCTCATCTCTCATGATACCGAGCGGTATTTCTATACCAACAAAAGACGATTTTGTAGAGCCGCGGCCACCCGGCAGCCAGTAATGCGTATGGCCACCGCACTTAATGTCTCGGTGCATCTCCCGGAAAGATGGGGCAACCGCATTAGAAAGCCAAATTTGCGCTTTAGAGGTCATCAATAATTTCAACCCCCGATTCTCCCTGGCTGTCCTCTTCTCCGATCAGGTCAATGATGACTTTTGCGGCTCTGGCATCCCCCATCGTTGCGGCTTCCGTCAGGCCGATGATCATAGCCATCTGGTTGTCCACGTCTTCCGGATCAACGCCGCAACTGGCAATTCTATTCCACCGCTGCCGGTCAGAAACCGGTAATGACAGATATACATCTGCTGCTTCTCTCAGGCTGCGCTTCCTGCGGCGGGCAGCTCCTGACGCTTTACCTCCGGCAGAGGCCATCTCCCGCAACTGCTCCGGGGTTCGTTCGGAGTTCGGAATAAGATTCTTCGCATTTGCCACGCCACCACCTCTCAACGTAAAATGTGCATACAAAAAGCAGAGAGGCCTTTTTTCTACCTCTCTGCTTTGTTTCAGCCTACACTATATCACAGTTCATATAGGACATTCAAGGACATCTTTTCCAACGCCGCTCTATGAAGCCTTACCAAATGACGATCACTGTATCCGAGTTTACCCGCGATTTGGTGGAAGCTTAACCCGTCAAGGTACCTCATCTGAAGTACTTCTTGGAGTACCGGGTCTCTCAAGCTCTCAATGGCGTTCTCTATCATCCCGCGGGTACGAATGAGATCCGATTGATAATCCATGAACCGTCTGATCAGCTTATCGATTTGCTCAACGGCTTCTTCGATGCTGCGCCTATTGGAGCCCCCGGAAGCAGGAGCGGCATGGTACGATGCTGTCATCCTCTCTGCATGGGATCTCCACTTCTGGATTTCCCGTTCAAGCCACTCAATTTCCCGCACGGTCGAACGATACTTCAGAAGGATCTCTTTTTTCTCGCGGGTTGTCATATCCATACCAGACCACCATCAGAAGCTATATTTCAGGCACCGTCTCAGGCGATTTTTCGCCCGGATGATTGTCCTGCACACAGTAGATTGATTTACGCCAAGCGCTTCGGAGATCTCAGAGATTTTCATGTTCTGTTCAAATCT